TGATACCGCTGGAGCGGCAAGCCTACAACCTGGACGAGACGAACGCCGAAGAGACTTATGAGGAGCGGTTGAAGCGGCTGATGGGGCAGCCCTGACAACCTGCGACGGATATGTTGCACCCCTAATTCAGTCACATAGCGTCATGCCCATCAATGCAGCGATGGGCCGCCATGACGCACTTTCACCTTATCGATGACCAGCCACCGGCCAGCCCGGTGCTTTGGCGTGCGCGGGTGACAGCATGAGCACAGCTGATCAGATGCTGGCGCAGGTGCTGAGCGACGACGAACTGTATTGCCGCATCAACCTGAAGATCCGCACGAAGTCGGGCGCCATCGTTGCGTTCGAGTGGAACGATACCCAGCGCATCCTGCACGCGGCACTGGAGAAGCAGAAGGCCGAGAAGGGTTGGGTGCGCGCCCTGGTACTGAAAGGCCGGCAGCAGGGTTGTTCTACCTACGTTGCGGCGCGCTTCTACAAGCGGGTGACCACCAGCTTCGGCATACGTTGCCAGATCATCACGCACATGGACTCGGCCACGCAGAACCTGTTTGGCATGGTGAAGACGTACCACGAGCTGGGGGACGCGACACTCAAGCCCAAGTCCAAGAACGACAGCGCCACGAGTCTCGCGTTCGGTGGCCTGCGCAGTGACTACCGGGTGGCCACCGCCGGATCAAAGAACGCCGGCCGGTCGGACACCGTTCAGCTTTTCCATGGGTCAGAGGTTGCGTTCTGGCCGAACGCCGAGAAGATCATGGCCGGCCTTGGGCAGACGCTACCGCTGGAGCTGGGTACCGAGGCGATCATGGAGACGACCGCCAACGGGCTCGGCAACAAGTTCCATTCAATGTGGGTGATGGCTGTGGCCGGCAAGTCCGACTACATGCCGGTGTTCATCCCCTGGTTCATTGAGAAAGGCTATCGCCGCGACGTTCCTGCCGGCTTCGAGCTGAGTGACGAGGACATCGAGTACATGGAGGCCTTTGACCTCGACATGGAACAGATGGCCTGGCGGCAGGCGAAGATCGACACAGACTTTACCGGCGACGTGGACTGGTTCAACCAAGAGTACCCAGCCACGCCTGATATGGCGTTCCTCAAGGTCGGCCACAAGGCGCTGATCAATACCCTCAAGGTCCAGAAAGCCCGCAAGAATAACCAAGCGCACATGCGCCGCATCGGCGCGCACGTTGTCGGGCTCGACCCTGCGCGCGGCGGCGACACCTCGACGTTCATTCATCGTCAGGGCCGGGTGGCGTGGGGCATCGAGCGCATCGACATCCGCGACACCATGGCAGTTGCTGGCCACGCCGCGCGTATGCTGGAGGACGACCAGACCATTCGCATGATGTTCATCGACATCGGTGGCATCGGTGCTGGCATCTACGACCGCTTGGTCGAGCTGGGCTATGGCGATCGGGTGACTGCCGTGAACTTCGGCGCGAGAGCCAACGACGACCGTAAGTATTTCAACAAGCGCGCGGAGATGTGGGGCGAGATGGCCGAGTGGGTCGAGGATGACATCACTCCGAGCATTCCAGATGACGACCAGCTGCACGGCGACCTCACGTCCGCCAGCCGTGACAAGTACAGCTCCAACGGCCAGTTGAAGCTGATCGAGAAGGAAAAGATCAAGAAAGAGCTGGGGCGCTCACCAGACGACGGCGACGCCTTGGCCCTGACCTTTGCCGAGCCTGTGGCGGCAGACGACGTACACACCGAGAGCTGGCGCGAGAAGCTGCTGCGCAGCCGGCGCCGCAAATCAGCCATGAGTGCCTGACATGACAGACGAAACCGACAAGACCGAGAGCATGGAGAGGGACGAGCGAGCGGTTGCACGTCGCAACTGGCACCGCTACGAGTACGGCCGAGAGCGCGGGCACCGTGAGTTCTGCAAGATTGCCCGAGTGAATGAGGGCATGTACCTCGGTGGCGGCCTGCAGTGGAGCGAAGAAGACCGCCAGGCTCTTCTCGAAGCCGGCAAGCCGTGCTTCGAGTTCAACCAGATTCTGCCGAAAGTGAACGCGGCTCTGGGCTACCAGATCGCCAATCGCATGGACATCGCATTCAAGCCGCGCAACGGCCAGGCTACTGATGACGTGGCTGGCACTCTGTCGAAGGTAGCGATGCAGGTGGGTGACAACGTGGATCTGCACTGGAAGGAAACGCAGGTCTACGCCGACGGGCTGATCCAGCAGCGCGGGTACTTTGAAATCAAGGTCGATTACGAAGACTCATTGCTGGGCGAGATTAGCGTTGAGGCGCTGGACCCGATGGACGTTATCCCGGACCCAGATGCCAAGAGCTACGACCCGGACAGCTGGTCTGATGTCGTTGTCCTGCGCTGGATGACCTACGACGAAATCGAGGCCAACTATGGCGAGGAAGCCCGCGCCAAGCTGGAAGTAGAGGCACCTGACGAGGAGGACTTCGGCGACGACTTCGATGACGAGGAGCGCAATCGCTTTGGCGACAGCTCCAATATCGGCGTAGACCGCCTGGGCGAGATGACCGTCGGTGATGGCTGCAAGCGCGTTCGCGTGGTCGACCGTCAGTATTGGCGCATGGAGCGGGCAGAGTGCATTGTCACTGACACTGGTGACATCCGCCCGGTCGAGGGCATGCCAGAGCAACGCATTGCCGACATCATCGCTGCTGGTGGCTTTCGTACCAAGCGCCGCATCCGCCGTGTGCGCTGGACTGTGTCCACGATGAATCACATCCTGCATGACGACTGGTCGCCGTTCAATCACTTCACCATCGTGCCGTTCTTCCCGTTCTTCCGGCGCGGCCTGACACGCGGCCTGGTCGACAACGCTGTTGGCCCGCAGCAGATGCTGAACAAGTCGCTCAGCCAGTACCTGCACACCATCAACACTACGGCCAACTCCGGGTGGATCACCTGGGCAGGCACCATCAACAACATGCGGCCTGACGAGCTGGAAGAGCGCGGCGCGGAGAGCGGCCTTCACATCGAGATGAAGAAGGACGCGAAGCAGGAACACATGCCGCGCAAGATCCAGCCGAACCAGATCCCGCAAGGGCTCGACCGCATTGTCGATCGCAGCGCAATGCTGCTGGAGCAGGCTACCGGCATCAACGAGGCGATGATGGGGCAGCGCGGCCCGGAAACGTCCGGCATTGCCATCCAGTCCCGCCAGTTTGCAGCGCAGCAGCAGCTGTCCGTCCCGCTCGACAACTTGGCACGCACCCGGCACCTGCTGGCCGGCCGCATGCTGGAAATCATCCAGTCGTTCTACGACGAGCCACGCATTTTGCGTATCACCGAGACAGATGACCGTGGCCGACCCATCACGCAGTCGCTACCGGTCAACATGCCGTTTGAGGACGGCAGCGGCATATTCAACAACCTGACGCTGGGTGAGTACGACGTGGTGGTCACCGAGCAGCCGATGCAAATCACCTTCGAGAACAGCCAGTTCGTGCAGGTCATGGAGATGATGGAGAAGGGCGCGCCGATTCCGTGGCCGTTCGTGCTGCGCTACTCCAACTTGGCGCACAAGCAGGAAATGATCGACGCCATGGAGCGCCAGGCACAGGAGAAGCCTGACCCGCTGCTGGAAGCGAAGGTAATGCTGCTGCGCGCTCAGACCCTTACCGAAGCCGCGAAGAAGGACAAGACAGCGAGCGAGGCCGTCAACAAGGCCGTTGAGGCGTTGTACAGCGCAATGCAGGCGGCCGGGGTTGTTGCGCAGAACCCCGCAGTCGCCCCGCTGGCAGACGAGATGCTTGCCTCTGCCGGTTTCGAGGACAAGAACGGCGCGCCAGTCGTTGATAGCTACGGGGCTGCCGCTGAGTTCGCCCCCGCAGCCGAATCAGTACCCACCAACACCGACCCCTTCACGCCCGCAAACCCTGCTGCCGGCGTGACTCGGGGCATCCGTACACCAGAAACAGACGGAGCCATGCAATGAGCGCAAACAAGCTTAAAGCCGTAGCGATGAAGGAAGAAGACGAGTGGCGCGCCCAGGACGATCTGCGCACGTTGCTTGAAGCCAGGAAGATCCAGAAGGACGCCAAGCGCATGGCGAAGGTCCGCGCACTGGCGAAGCAAAAGATGGCCGACATGCAGGCCTTGACCAAGCAGTAAATCACAACCGAGGGGGCAGACCCATGAGCAAGAAAACCCAAGAGATGATCGCTGAAGAGCTGGAAACCCTGCTGCTGGATGCATTCGACATCGAGGAGGAGGAAGAGGAGGAAGAGTACGACGATGACGACGAGTTCGACCCTGAAGAGGACGAAGATCGGGGCGACGAAGTAGACCCTGACCTGCCTGACGACGATGACGATCTGCCCGGTGAAGACGCCGACGGTGACGCCGACGGTGACGCCGACGCTGATGCGCATGCGGATGCGGATGACTTCGACGCTGACGACTTGGCTGATCTGGCCGGCGAGGGTGGCGACAAGAAGCCGTCCATGATCCCGCATGCCCGGTTCAACGAGATCAACGAAGCGCTGAAGAAGGAGCGGGCAGAGCGCCTGCAGCTTGAGGAAGAGCTGGCGCGTACCAGGGGCCGTGTTCCGAAGGATGCTGACGCCCAACAGGACAAGGACGAGGAGCCGCCGGCGTTCGACTTCAAGGCCAAGCGCAAGGAGCTGCGTGACGCCTTGTATGAGGGCAACGAAGAGCGGGCCGAGCAGTTGGAAGACGAGATTGAAGCGGCCAAAGCTGCCGAGTTTGAGCGCCGCGCAGAGGCGAAGGCTCAGCAGCTGTTTGAATCTCGTCAGGCTGAGGCGGAAGCGAAGCGCATCCAGACTGAGGTGCAAGCTGCGGCAACTGCAGCAATGACCAAATACACGCTGCTGAACCCGGAGGTCGAAGGCCATGATCCGGAACTGCTGGAGGAGGTCGTCGCACTGCGCAACTTCTACATCCATCAGAAAGGCATGAGCCCCGGCGAGGCGATCACCAAGGCAGCGGACAAGGTGGCCGGTCGTGGCGCCGCTTCCAAGGACGATGCAGGCGATAGCGATGCCAAGCCGGCCGGCAAGAAGCTGAAGCCCGATGCCAAGCCGACGACCGAGCAGCTACGCCGCAATGACGAGCGCTCCCGGAAGATCCCGCCGCGCGATGGCGGCCTGGGTGAGCGTGCCTCTGACATCGATTGGGAGAACCTGACCGAAGAAGAGTTCGAGAACCTGCCTGAGTCCGTCAAGCGCAAGGAGCGTGGCGATTTTGTTTCTTGACAACGGGTTTCAGTCACATCAACTGCAACTTGTCGGCGGCGCGTAGCTGCCGCGTCTGGGTGGCCTTCGGGCCACCTGCTTTATCACCGCACCGCATGGTGCTCGCTCGCTGAGTCACAGCGTTCCTCGCCGCGCAGGGCGTAAAGCTGCAGCGTCCCGGACACGCAACAACGTCCGTATTCGCTCGGGTGGCGACACATCCCACGCATAGAAATCAATCGACGAAAGGAGAACAGCTATGGCTGTTACCAACTTTGCACGGCTGACGCCGAAGCAGAAGATCGTCTGGTCGCGTGACGTATGGCAAGCCGCCCGCGACGGGATGTTCATCAAGAAGTTCCTGGGCAAAGGCGATGGCGCCATGATCCAGCGCATCACCGAACTCACCAAAACTGAGAAAGGTGAGCAGGTCATCATGCAGCTCGTTGCGGATCTCGTGGAGGACGGCGTCACCGGTGACGACCAGCGCGAGGGCAACGAAGAAGAGATGATGGCCTACGCGCAGGTCATCAACATCGACCTCATGAGCCACCAGGTCAAATCCAAAGGCAAGATGGCCGAGCAGAAGACTGTTATCAGCTTCCGCGAGATGGCCAAAAGTCGCCTTTCCTACTGGCTCAGCAACCGCTGCGACCAGTTGGCGATCCTGACTCTGTCGGGTGTGTCCTACGCCTATCACAACGATGGCCGCCCCCGTATCGGTTCGCCGTTCCCGAACTTATCTTTTGCCGCCGACGTGTCTGCCCCCTCGTCCAAGCGTCATCGTTCGTGGAACGGCTCTTCTCTTATCCCGGGCGACACCACTGCGATCACTGCGGCCTTCGTCGCCAACTACAAGATGATCGTGAAGGCCGTTGCCTACGCCAAAACTCACTACATCAAGCCGCTGATGGCTGGTGGCAAAGAGTACTACGTCATCTTGGTGCAGCCGGGGACTCTGGCGCAGCTGAAGCTGGATCCTGATTACCAGCGTGCCGTGGTGGCTTTGGCGCAGAAGGACGGCGCGAAGAGCCCGTGGTTCACCGGTGGCACCGTCACCATCGACGGCGCCGTTATCCACGAGCACCGACTGGTGTTCAACACCACCGGCGCTGCAAACGGCGAGAAGTGGGGCGCTGCTGGCGACATCGACGGCACCCGCACGCTGCTGTGCGGCGCGCAGGCGCTGGGCATGGCCGACCTGGGTACGCCCGAGTGGGTCGAGAAGAAATTCGACTACGACAGCAAACCGGGTATCTCGATCGACAAGATGCTGGGCTTCCTCAAGCCCAAGTTCTACAGCATCTATGACCGTTCGGTTGAGGACTTCGGCGTGCTGGCTATCGACCACTACCTGGGCGAGTAGGCCCGGGTAACACAGGAGATACCCACATGATCCAGAAGAACTACAACCGCCAGGGTCTTGCCGTGGCCCAAATCGCCATCGCGCTGGCTGCCTTCAGTGACGGTGCCGCGCAAGCAGCCATTGAGCTGCCGGCCGGCGCCATCGTCGTTGGTGGTAGCGCCATGGTGACCACTGCGTTCGACGCCGAGACGACCGCCACCCTGAAGGTTGGTGACGCCGCCGACGACGACCGCTACAGCGGCACTCCGCTGGATGTCAGCACCCTGGGCAACAAGCCTCTGGTGCCGACCGGTTACGTCATGCCCGAGAAGGGCGACGTAATTGTCACCTACGCGAGTACCGGCGCAGCTGCCACGGAAGGCGAGCTGCTGCTGGTGGTCGAGTACATCGAGGCCAACAAGTCCGAGTGGACTCAAGGCTGACCCGGTAAGGGGCCGGCCTGCGCTGGCCCCTTCCATTTTCACCAAGCATAGGGGCATTCACTATGAGTAACACCCAGAACGGACCTCGCTTTCTGCCGGCTCGTGGAGACGAAGCGGAAGGCACCCATATCGCATTGACTACCGGCCACGCCTGTCGCGTACACGCCGTCTCGCTGGTCGATGGTGAGCGTGGCACCTGCATTCCTGATCGATTCCGCCGCGAAGCTGTAGCGCTTGGCTGCGCCATCGTCGGTATCGATGACGAGAAGGAGCAGGCGAAGGACGATGCCGAGACTCAGCAGTCGCTGATCGTGGCGGCTATCCGCACCATCATTGAGGCGGACGACAAGGACCAGCTGCAAGGCGACGGGCGCCCGAAAGCTGAAGCAGTTTCCAAAGTTGTCGGCTTCAACGTCACCAAGGCCAAGTACACCAAGGCGTGGGCAGCGTTTGCGGCCGAGCTGGACGGTGAAGACGGTCCGGAAGAAGTCTGATGGAAACGGTACGGGAGCTGGTCGAAGCATTCCGTGACGACGAGAAGGACGCGGCAGGCACCGACTCGTTCTGGAGTGACCCGCAGTTGGTCCGCTGGGCCAACCAGGCTGTTAGTCGCTTCTGCGAGATAACCCGCAGCGTCTACGACAGCACCAGCCCC